CAATAAGTACATGAAGGCGAGAGGCACCAGCAACGACGCCACGGTGGAGCTTGCAGGAAGCGTGCAACGCATGGCGCGGGTGCATCATTACGGCCTCAGAGACAGGCCGTCTAAGCGTAGTAATGAAAAAGATGTAAAGTATGATGCCCGACCGCTGCTAGGGTTGTATTCAGAGGGTTTTGAAATCATAGAGAAATGTATTCTTATTGCGTTGAGTGAAACTTAATAATAGATTAGGAATTCATATATATAATAAAAAGGAAGCTCTCAATGGTTGAGGCTCTAGAATTAATTGCACTAATTTTTTTGCCGGTAATAGCTGTTGTGTGTTTGGTCATGCTTAATGTTGGCAAAGGAATGAGAGGGTGGAAACGACTGAAATATGCGTTTACCCTACATGCAGATAAGGGGCTTTGGCAGCAAGGTCTTTTTTGGGTCGGAGTTTTAACGCCTTTTGCGTATTTTCTTGCTGTCGGTGGGGTGATATGGCATGGGTATCACATACAAATTGATAAGAATGGATTTGATAACTTTATTCAGATGAGTAAGTTTCCTATTACGCTATTGTCTTTAGCGATTCCTTTCGCAGTGATAGTTGCAAGTTTTAACACGTCAAATCAGACCGCTACACAGATAGAAATAACCAGAAAAAAAAACAACATTGATCTATTTCATTCTCACAGGAAAGAATTCTTTTCTTACTTCAATCAAATTGGTAAAACAGACTACTTCAAGATTTTAATTTTCAATAATAACATTCACCCTACATTGTATCTTTATTTCTTTAAAGGTACTCCAGCAAATGGAACCCCGACTATAAACATACCTCGATTTGAGTATATTGAAGGGAAGATAAGGGATGCTAAGGTGAATTTAAATGAAGTTCTTAAGGCGGAGCATGGCAAGGATGTTGTTGATGTTTACATTAAAAACCTTTGCCCCCTTGTTTGGGATATAGCAAGGCTGCTGAGGATGACCGAGATTTACAAAACATTTGAAGAGCGGAGCCATGTATTTAATTGCGATGATGACAATAGCTACAAATCCTTAGGGAGCACAACCGAAGAAATAGTAACTGCCATTAGGTGTATAAATGATTTCTTCACAAATATATCTGAGTTTGCCGGGTATGAGAGTAGTCGCAATAAGCAAGAAAAGCTTGCAGATATTCGAGATTTTTTTTATTTCATGCAAAGTGGTGAGTATAAGGGAAGTAGATATTCAACACGAGTATATGAAATTATGTATTATTTGAAAAGGCAACAAGCTGTTGTGTGAGCCGCTAACCAACCAGCAAAAATTGAAGCAGGCTTTTTATCTCTGGCATGCTTCATTCCATGAATCTACTCGAAGAACTAAACGAAACCCTGCGCCTAATACGCAACCTGATCCGCATTGGCACCGTCACCGACGTTGACCTGGACGCGGGAAAATGTCGCGTGCTTACGGGAGAAAATACTACCGATTGGCTGCAATGGCTGAGCGCTCGCGCGGGTGCGACCCGCACATGGTTCGCCCCCTCGGTGGGTGAGCAAGTCCTTATTTTTTCCCTGGGCGGTGAGCTGAATGCCGCTTTCGTTTTGCCTGGTATTTTCTCCGACAATTTCCCCGCCCCCTCAGCCTCTGCCGAGGCGCTACATTTCGCCTTTTCCGACGGCGCAGTGATTGAGTACGAACCTAAAACCGGCGCGCTAAAGGCTATCGGGATCACCTCCGCGAACATCGAGGCGTCCGAGTCCATCACTGCCGCCGCTAAGCTGGTGACGGTGACGGCCTCGCAAAAAATCGTGCTGGATTCCCCCACGGTCGAATGCACCCAAGAGCTGGTGACCAAAACACTTAAGGTCACCGGCGGCGGTGAGATGCGCGGCGATATCAACCATTCGGGCGGCACGCTCGCCTCAAACGGCGTGAAGGTTGATAACCATTCCCACGGCGGCGTGATGCGCGGCGGAGACAGAACAGAGGCAACCTATGGCTAATGCAAAATACCTCGGCATGAATCGCAACAGCGGGCTGGGAATCGAAGACCTCGACCACATTCGCCAGTCGTTAAGCGACATTCTCGGCACGCCGATTGGCTCACGGGTGATGCGTCGTGAATACGGCTCAATGCTGTCTGACCTGATTGATATGCCCATGAATCCCGCGCTGCCGCTGCAAATCATGGCCGCCTGCTATATGGCCGTGCTCAAGTGGGAACCCCGCGTGAACCTGACCGGCATCACCTACAGCGCAACCGAAGCCGGAAAAATGGTGGTTGAGCTGACCGGCACCCGCATTGATACGGCGGCGGCCTTTTCCATTTCCTTACCTGTGAGCTGACAGCATGGCAACCATTGACCTTAGCCAGTTACCCGCGCCGGACGTGGTGGAAACGCTGGATTACGAAACCCTCCTTGCCGAGCGCAAAGCCACGCTGATTTCGCTTTATCCCGAAAGTGAGCAGGCGGCCATTGCGCGCACGCTTACGCTGGAATCTGAGCCGATGGTGAAGCTGCTGCAGGAGAACGCCTACCGTGAGGTGCTTTTGCGCCAGCGGGTAAACGAAGCGGCGCAGGCGGTGATGGTGGCTTATGCCCTCAGCAATGACCTTGAGCAGCTGGCCGCCAATAACAACGTGCAGCGCCTGATGATTACCCCCGCCGATAACGAGGCGGTGCCGCCGGTTGCCGCCGTGATGGAAAGCGACGCCGATTTGCGCCAGCGCATCCCTGCCGCGTTTGAGGGCATGAGCGTTGCGGGGCCGACGGGGGCTTACGAATACCACGCCGCCAGCGCCAGCGGGCTGGTTGCCGATGCGTCCGCAATCAGTCCTGCACCGGCGGAAGTTATCGTGACCATCCTGTCGCGTGACGGAGACGGCACCGCCTCCCCCGCGCTGCTGGCTACGGTGAGCACCGCGCTCAATGACGACGAGGTGCGCCCCGTGGCTGACCGCGTCACGGTGCAGTCGGCGAAGATTGTGAATTATCAGATTGAGGCGACGGTATTCGTTTACCCAGGGCCAGCCATTGAGCCGATTTTAGCGGACGCCCAAAAACGCCTGCTGGCCTACATCAACGAGATGCGCCGCCTCGGGCGAGACATTCGCCGCTCGGCAATTTATGCCGCACTGACCACGCAGGGCGTGCAGCGCGTTGAGCTGGCCTCACCGTCCGGCGACGTGGTGCTGGATAAGACGCAGGCGGCAAACTGCACCGCCTACACCATCACGTCCGGCGGCTCTGATGAGTGACCTGCTGCCGTCCGGTTCAACGCCGCTTGAGCGACGCGCCGCCGAGGCCTGTGCGGGCGTCAGTGATTTGGCCGTGCCGCTGCGTGACCTGTGGAACCCTGACAAATGTCCGGTGAAATTTCTGCCCTATCTGGCGTGGGCTTTTTCTGTCGATCGCTGGGATGAAAAGTGGACGGCCGCGGAAAAACGCCAGGCGGTGAAAGACGCGTTTTACATTCACCGGCGCAAGGGAACGGTCGCGGCCATTCGGCGCGTTATCGAAAACCTCGGCTACACCATGACAATTCAGGAGTGGTGGACGGTGGCCGACCCCGCAGGCACGTTTCGCCTGAGCATTGACGTTAACGAGATAGGCATTACCGCCGCCATGGTTAACGAGCTGGAGCGGCTGTTAGGCGATGCAAGGCCGGTGAGCCGCCATATCTCGCAGCTTACCCTCTCGGTGAGAACGGCGGGCTTTGCCTACATCGGAGCCGCCAGTTTTGATGGCGATATTCTTACTGTTTACCCGTCAGATTATCAGCCTGATGACAGTATTTCTTACAACGGAACAGCATCTTACGATGCAAATTATCAGTATTCGGAGAGGCTAGATGACTAACATTAACGAGTCGGCATTATGGGAAAAAAATATTCATCAAATCCAGCGTGGCGAGCGCGTTGTGGGCGGATTGGATGGCGTAGCAAACGTGCAGGCGGCGCAGCTGGCAAACCGCACGCAGTATTTGAAAGCGGCGATTGATGATAATCCTGATTTGAGAGGCTTCACGTTTTATATCACGGAGTCCGATCCGGATGGCACGCGTGCTGGGCTGGCCGCCACCACGAAAGACCAATTGTTCCGAGTCGCGCAAGGCGTCGGTGGGTTTATCAGTTTTATTAACTACCGCAATGACGGGGGCAAGGCCGTTGCCGTGGCCTACAGCAACGCCGCAGGCTCGGCGATGGCGTTTAAGGACGTTGCCACTTTGCTGGCCTTTGTCCCCACGACGGCCCATGCACTGGCAATGGATGCAAGCAGCGGCAGTTTATATTTCTGGAGTAATGGTGCCTGGGAAAAGGCACCCGACCCGCAGCAGGAAGAAATCGACAACCTAAAGCAAATGTTTGGGTTAATGCCGGATGGCTCTTTTGCCATTAAAGGGAATAACGGGGTTATTTTTCACATTGGTGATTTAGGGGGAATTATTCAAGCGCTTGAAGCAGAAAGAACGTTATCCGTTAAAAATGCCGGTGTACTTTCATCGTCCGAGCTGCCTTTTATTATTTTAGGTGCAAACGGCTTGGCCCTCGCGCTGACAAAGGAAGGGGTACTTAATACCGTTTCGACGTCGGTCGGCGGTAATGCATTAACCGATAATCCTTACGGGCTGGCATGGAGTGTTATGGGGCAAAATGGTTTTGCCGCCGCGCTCACGACAGACAGTGAATTGTATATCAAAAAACTTTATGCCGAAGAAATCGTAACGGGCGGCGAGTCCTCTTCACCCCAGGCGCTTAATTTGCATGACCGCTATTTTGATGCCGACGGTAATTTATCGCCGGTCAATCCTGACATGCTGAAAATGTCCGGCTGGGGATCGTCTTCCTTCACCCAGGGCGGCGTCGGGGTGAATTTCACTAGCCTTGCGGCAGAGCTGGGCGTAACAGACTGGAACAATCAGGGGCAAGGCGGCGAAACCTCGTTTCACGTTGCGGCGCGATTTGGTGCGGTGCCGTTTACGTTGAAATTTCCGGACAACACGCTGCCTGCGTCCGGCAGTGTCGCCGTGGCGTGCCTGCAGTTGCCGAGCAATTACTACAGCAATTATTTGAAAAGCTACGACGGCACGCTGCACGGCGTGGCGGGGAATTTGAAATGGGACAACCAGTTAAAATCCCTGAGCTTTACCCGAGCTGCCGCCGGTGATGCCGTCGCGCTATCAGGGCCGGAGGATTTTATTCCTAGCCTGCCCGTGACTTATCGCGATGGCGTCGTGCTGCTGTGGATGTATAAAAACGATTTAAAGTTTGATGCGGTCACCAATCCTGAAATAACGATGGATACCATTTTTAATAACGTGGTGAAAACTGTCATGCACGTTTCGACAATGGTTAAGCGTGTATTAGTTATTGGCGTATTTAATGATAGCGCTTACGGCAACGATATTTATAAAACGCGTCTCGCGGAAATGAATCGCCGCTGCAAGGAAAAGTTTGGCCCGCTATATGTCGATACGCAAGATTATATGTGCAGCGCGCAAATATGGACTGATGCGGGGATCACGCCCACGCCATCCGACCTGACAATGCAGGCGCAGGGGTATAAGGCGACGTCATTGTCACTGGATGCCGCGCATTTAAATATGGCCGCCCATAAAGCCGTTGTCGAGAATGTGATTAAAACGCATCTGTTAAATTTAAACTGGTACAAGTAAGGATTATAAAATGGCTGGATTAAACATTACCGTCCCGACGAATTTCACCTCTGTATTAAAAGACCTTTCTTTTTTGAAAAGTTCTCAACAGGTCAATATGGCCTACCGTGGCCTTTACGGGAAAGACAGCGCAACGTCATTGCTCAATAACGTGGATAACGCGGTATCAAAGCAAATCACCTCCGTGCTCACCCGAACGCCCGAAAAACTGACCTTTAAAAAAGGCCTGTTTTCCTTTGTGGGGCCAGGTGCGGATAGCGTGAGTGCAACGGGTATCCGTGCGGCCGTGCCGGTGTCATACATGATTGCCGACGGTATTCCGGTTAGCCTGGCCGTTTCCTTCAGAAAGATAACCAAGGTTAAAGAGGCTTTTCGCCGCACTTATCCTATTGCGACGTTTTATTACGCGCAGAACGGCGCTGAGCTGACGTCGGCCCCCATGCTTTGCATTGCCGCGTACATTGACGACAGCAACAATCACCGCATTTGTGCCTGGTCAGGAAGCATTGCCGATGCAAAAGATAACCTCGCAGAACAGTGCTCGGTGCCGGTTGATTTTGCCTCGGGCGATATCATTAACGCCGTTGTCTCTCGCGACGCCGCCGGACTGGTCACGCTGGTTGTAAAAGCGGGGAATGCGGAGCCTTTGACCGCGCAGTTTAAATTTGCGAAGGCAACGAACCTCGCCGCTGAGACGGCCACCGAGGCGGCGGTAACCTACGGGTCGATGAACTCCCGCACGCTGACCAGCGGTGAAATCGCAATAGGTGAGTTTTGGCCGCGCCAGGTGCTGACCGCCGATGAAATGAAAGGCGAGGCCGAGCTGCTCTACCTGCGTTCAATTTCACGTATTTAATCCCGCATGGGCAAATTGTCCCCCTGACTGAGAAGCAATAAGAAGGTAATCATGGCTGAAAAGCGTTTTATGTCGAAGCTGACAGCGGTTGGCGAGGAGAAGATTTCTCAGGCCACTATTTCTGGCTCACCGGCGGGGTTCGCTTTTATGGCCGTCGGGGACGGGGGCGGCCGCGTTCCCGTGCTTGACCCGACGCCGGTCGGGCTGGTTAACGAGGTTTATCGGTCGGCGCTCAACAGCCTGACGCTGGTCGATAAAAGTCGCAATATTATCCAGGCAGAAATTATTATTCCTTCGCAGGCGGGCGGCTTCACCCTTCGCGAGGCGGCTTTGTTCGACGACGTGGGGGCGTGCCTGGCTGTCGCCAGCATCCCCGAAACCTATAAGCCTTTGTTGGCCGAGGGGGCCGGACGTCACCAGGTGATCCGCATTTGGCTTGCGGTCAGCAGCGCGGCCAGCGTGCAGTTGAATGCTGACCCGTCCGTTATCGTCGCCACGGCCGCCGAACTGAAAAAGGCACAGGACGCCGCGCAGGACTACACCGACGGCGTGGCCGGTACGCTGACCGAAACCTTAAAGACAGCCCTGGCTGATGCAATGAAAACCGCTATCCGCGACGTGTGGGAAGACGATAACCCAGTAGGCACGGTGCGATTATTTCAGCAAAAGATAGACCCGAATGTTAAATGGCCGTGGTCAACGTGGGTTTATCTTGGCGAAAACAAAACGCTTCGCCTGGGAAAACAGGATGGTAGCGACGTGCTCACCACGGGCGGCGCGGACAGCATCCAGTTGGGTAAAGATAATCTGCCGAATGTGCAAATTGATATCAGCGGTAAGGCCGAGTCTGTCGATTTGGGAACCAAAAAGGCCGCTGCGGCTGGCGGGCATATTCATAAAGGCGGGTTGCTCGCGCCTGGCAATGAATACTCAAAGACGCCTATTGGTTCTAACAATCAGGTTGATGTGTCTTTAAGAAATACGGACGCCGCGCCCGATCATGAGCATGACGTTTATATCGGCCAGCATGACCATATTGTAAACGGCAAAACGTCGGCGCTCGGTAACGGCAGCAGCATTAATATCACCAACAGCTTTATCAAGTTGATGGGCTGGTATCGCACCGCCTGACCCCGCTCTCTCTCTTTCGTTGTGCCACTGCTGGAACATCCCGAACAAGGTGCCTCACATGAGGGGGCGCGGCATCCTAACCGCACCCCTCATGATGGAGCAATACAGATGCCTGATTTTCATCACGGTGTGCGAGTTGTAGAAATTAACGACGGCACGCGCACTATCTCGACCGTTTCAACGGCAGTTATCGGCATGGTGTGTACCGCCGAAGATGCCGACGCCGCAACATTCCCGCTCAATACGCCCGTGCTTATCACCAACGTGCTGAGCGCGACCGCTAAAGCAGGCACAAAGGGCACGCTGTCTGCTGCGCTGCTTGCCATTTCCGAACAGTCCAAGCCGGTGACCGTGGTTGTGCGCGTGGCCGAAGGCACGACCGATGCGGAAACGACCTCCAATATTATTGGCAAGACCGACGAAAACGGACGCTATACCGGCATGAAAGCGCTGCTAAGCGCCCAGGCAGAGGTCGGCGTAAAACCGCGCATCCTTGGCGTGCCAGGTCTGGACAATCAGGAAGTGGCGACCGCGCTGGCGTCTGTCTGCCAGCAGCTGCGCGCCTTTGGCTATGTCTTTGCGTGGGGCTGTAAAACCATCACCGAGGTCATGGCCTACCGCGAAAATTTCAGCCAGCGCGAGTTAATGCTGATTTGGCCGAACTTTGTCAGCTGGAACACCACGGCCAACAAATCGGAAACCTCCTTTGCGGTATCGCGGGCGCTGGGCCTGCGCGCCAAAATCGACCAGGACACCGGCTGGCATAAAACCCTGTCCAACGTTGGCGTGAACGGCGTCACCGGCCTGTCGGCAAGCGTCTTCTGGGATTTGCAGACCGTCGGCACCGATGCGGATTTGCTTAACCAGGCAGACGTCACCACGCTTATTCGCAAAGACGGCTTCCGCTTTTGGGGTAACCGTACCTGTTCAGACGATCCGCTGTTCCAGTTTGAAAGCTACACCCGCACCGCGCAGATTATCGCCGACACAATGGCCGAGGCGCATATGTGGGCGAACGACAAGCCCATGACCCCGACGCTGGTTAAGGATTTGATTGACGGCATCAATGCCAAATTCCGCGAGCTGGTGAACGGCGGTTATCTGCTGGGGGCGAACTGCTGGTATGACGACACCGCCAACGATAAAGACACCCTCAAAGCGGGCAAGCTGTTTATTGACTA